TGAGGGATCTTCTTTGACTGTGCTTATTGACACATTAGCATACAATACTTACTATACAGCGGTAAATGCTAACCTTGCAGTCAATGAAGGGTTCCTAGAAACGGCAGTTTTGCGTGAAAACGTTGTAAAACTTGCTCGAATGATTGGTTACACACCAAAATCAGCACGTTCTGCACGTACAACAGTAAATATTTCAGTTCAAACCGCATTTCCATATCCAAAATCAGTTACAATGGCAGCAGGATTGGTTTTGAACTTCACAGGATTGGATAATAACAACTTTGTTTTCTCAATTCCTACCGATGTTACACAATCTGTGGACAGTTTGACAGGAATCGCAACATTTAATGACCAAGTTTTGTTTGAAGGTCTATATTTACAAGACACTTTTGTAAAAAATACAGCAGAAAGACAGAGATTCATACTTACAAACGATAGAGTTGATACAACCTCTATGATTATACAGGTAACTTCTGGTACAATTACAGAAAAATACCTACAAGCAACGGATATTACTAAGATAGATGCTAACTCTAAAGTATTTTTCTTAGAAGAAAGTGAATATCAGATACCAGAAATACTATTTGGTGATGGTGTTGTAGGAAAAGCACTATCAAATGGAGATGTTGTTACTGTAAAATATACAACTTCTGCAGGAACAGGAGCAAACGGACTAAAAGTTTTTGAAAATATTGGAACTTTTAGAGATAATTTGAATAATGCAATCACTTCTGGCATTTCAATTACTGCAGTTTCGTTCCCTGATGGTGGAGCAGAACCAGAAACTACAGAATCTATTAAATTTTCTGCACCAAAATTCTATTCTGCGTTCGGAAGAGCAGTTTCTACACGGGATTATGAAGCAATTATACCTCAAATCTATCCAAACGTTGCATCTATTGCATGTTATGGTGGAGAAGAAGCGGAACCTCCCGAATTTGGTAAAGTATTTTTAGCAATCAAACCAAAAAATGCTGATAAATTATCACTTTCTGAGAAAAATTCTGTTTTAAAGAAACTTAGAGAGTATTCTGTTGCAGCAATTCAACCAACAATCATTGATCCGTCCATTTTATACGTAGATTTAACAAGTTTTGTCTACTATAATCCTAATATTACACGCAAAACTCCTGCTCAACTTAAAAATTTGATCATTACTACGCTAACAGTATTAAATTCTAGCGGTGAGTTCAATAAATTTGGCGGTAAATTCAAATATTCTAAGATTCAGAACATTATTGATGATGCAGAAAGGTCAATTACCTCTAACATCACCCGCATTGCGATGAGAAAGAACGTAACAGTTGATTTAAACACTCGTGTTAATTACAAAATCTGTTACGGTAACAGAATTAACAAACAAACCTCCACAAATCCCGCAGTAATATCCAGTGGATTTAAGATTGTTGGTGATGACATCAATACCTACTATCTAAATGATGATGGTGCAGGAACTTTACGTTTGTATTACGTTAAAGGAACTGGTGAATTTGAATATGTTGATGGATTGTGGGGTGATGTAGATTATGATATGGGAGAGATTGTAATTAATGACTTGATTATACAATCTACTAATGTAGCAAATAATACATTACAAATTAGAGCTACACCAAAGTCAAATGACTTAGTTTCTCTCAGAGAGACGTATATTACTATGGGTATAGATAACTCAGTTATTACTATGATAGAAGATACTATCAGTAGTGGTTCAAATCTATCTGGAACAGGAGTAATTCCAGAATCTAGCTATTAATCGAATATGACCAATAGTTCTTGGAGAGTTGGATCGTGGACGACCCCTACCACAACGGTTACACAACCACCTGTACCGTCGGAAGTCAGTCCAGAGTCAAGATCCAAAATATCAACACATATCGCAGGACAATTCCCTAGTTTTATAAGGGATCAGTTTCCTACGTTCATTGATTTTGTCAAAGAATACTATAAGTCACAAGAATTAAAGGGATATTGCATTGATATAATTCAAAACTGGTCAGATTATTACAATATTGACAATTATGGAGATTTAGTTACCACTACAACACTAATTTCTACTGTTACAACTGATTCTACATCAGTTGACGTTGAATCTACACGTGATTTTCCGAATGAAGGACTATTATTGATAGATGATGAGATAATTTACTACCAAAAGAAGGGTTCTACCCTTTTTCAAGACTGTGCAAGAGGATTTAACGCTGTAAGAGCAGTTGGAATTGAAGCAGACTACAGATTTGAGTCTACAACTGCTGCTCATCACACTTTAGGCACAGAAGTTGTCAATTTGAACAATATTTTCCCGCTTTATATGCTCGGAAAGTTCAAAGAACAGTTTTTAGCAACATATCCAAAGAATTTTGCAGATAGTGTTACAGAAAGCACCATAATTAAGAGGATTAAGGATTTTTACTCTTCAAAAGGTACAAGTAGATCATTCCAGTTTGTTTTAAGGACACTTTTTGGTGTTGAGTCTCAAGTGTCTTATCCTAGAGAGCGAATATTCAAACCTAGTGACGCATTTTACACTTCTAGAGAAATTATCCGTGCAACTCCTGTATCTGGCAACCCAATTGAACTTGTTGGACAAGTATTATACCAAGAAGCGGATCCAAATGACCCAAGTGTTGATTTTGCAAGAATTTACGTAAAAGGAGTTGTAGAAGTCTTTACCGCAAGTGGAACAATTTACGAAATTGACGTAGATACGAATAATTCACTCGGATCTTTCGTAACTCCGTATAAAACAGTCCTAGCACAAGATTTAGGGCAAGAATTGATTGATACTACGGTTACAGTTGACTCTACACTTGGTTGGCCTGAATTAAATGGTAAATTTAGGATAGAAGACGAAATAATCAGTTATACCGACAAAACAGTTACACAATTCCTCGGATGCACTCGTGCAATCGCTCCAACAACTAATGTAGCACATGATGCAGGGCAAGAAGTGTTTGCTGCGTTTAAAATCTTTGGATATTCAAATATAGATGGTTCTGAAATACAATTAAAGGTATTTGGTGGCACTAGGGGTGTTACACTTAATAAAGGTGGAAAATATTACTTACCAGACTCAAAAGTCACTACACCCGCTGCACCTGGCTTTGATAGTCTTGATCCTATATGGGATTCTTTTATATACAATGTCAGACGTGCTCTCAGAGGCGTCTCAGCGACTCTAGGACAGGTAGAAACTGATGGATCGGTAAGATGCACGGTAACTACAAAAGAGAAGCATAGATTAGTTAGAGATGACACTGTTAGAATATTAAATGCTCCAGAAGACATTTACAACAATAATCACATCGTAGTTGGTATTGTTGATGAGTTTACTTTTGAGTTTATCTTCTCATCATCTCCTGCATTCGGCATTTCTGGATTTGAGTTTTATATCGCTAGAGAATTTGCTTTTGGTCGTTCTGATGATACTTCTATCAACATAGCAGTCAGAAATACTACAGGTGATGTTCAGAACACATATAAGTCATCCTCTGATGCAATAATTGCTAGTACAGGTATACCAACACATAAGATAGGACCTTTTGCTGCTACAGACTTAGATCCTGGCAACCAAAGGTATCTAAAACGTATTCCTCTTGTACCAAGCATCAAATCACAGAAAACTGCAACTCCTGTGGGTCAGATTGCTATTGGTGCAAATGGTGTCCCATTATTCTCATATAAGTCTGAAACTAAGAAAAAATACGGTGGTATAAAATCTATCGAGAGGATTAATGGAGGATCTGGTTATGATATTACAAACCCTCCTACCGTACAGTTTGAACCAACATATCAACTAGACACAACATATGCAGGATTAACTAGAGTTCAATATAACGGAAATAGGTATCAAGCAGTCAATGCGGGTAAATCTTCCGCAACAGAATATCCAGTTCACACTATAGGACAAGCATTAGTCGGAGAAATAGAGTGGTTATATGAAGGTGCTACCGCATCTGCTGATGTTACTATTACAGGTTCCGTAACTTCTATCAACGTTACTAGCGGAGGAAGCGGATATACCACAGAACCCATCGTATCAATTGTAGGTGGTGGAGCGATAAGCGGACAACAAGCGTTTGCTACCGCACAGATTACGGATGGTTCCGTAACTGGTATTAATATTGTTAGTGGAGGAAGCGGATATACAAGTGTCCCTACAGTAACAATATCAGGTGGTGGTGGATCTGGTGCAACTGCATCCGCAGTTTGTAGAGGTCCTATTGATGCTATCAACATTACTAACGCAGGAACGCAGTATACTTACGAACCAACTATCAATCTAATCAGTGGTAGTGGTGCTGTTGCGTATCCATCAATCATCAATGGTAAGATAGAGAGTATAATTGTTACATTTGGTGGTAGTGCATACTTCGGTCCTCCTGATGTTATCATTAC